ATGCACCAAGTACATCACATCAGCGGATTGCGTAAACTTTAACTTATCCAGGTCGGTATGCGCGTATGGCGTTGCTACCTCAACCGGGGTGCCGCTCGACACAACCGTGCCGCCGTCTTTATGGATTCTAAAATATTGGTCGCCAAACTCCAGGATATAGGTTTGGGTGACGTTAAACTCGAATGGTATTAAACGCACGTTATGGGCGCTGTTCTTTACCTCACGGACAAAGATAGTGCCAGGGCGCCGGCTGGCGCCGCCATGCGGATGCACAACAAAATTCTGCAGCTTCTTACAGCCGTTGAAATACTTGCCAACATCAGTCCGGCCATCAAGCCTGGGGCTCAGCTCGCCGGCTGTAAAATTAGTAAACGCTGGTGACGCCTTCGCCATTAGAACCTCGCGTTAATAAACGTATCAGCTGCGACAGTCCGGCTGTCAGAAATTACAGATGTATTGATATCGTTGTCCTCTGTAGCGTCTACAAATCGCGCTTCGGTTAGCTTGTTCTGGTAGAGCTGGTACATGTTGGCGCCCAGAGATGAGCTGCCGACCAGCGGGTATGCCAGGTCAGCTGCCATAGCAGCGGCCAGCGCTTCAATTAGCAAAAGGTCGTATTGGTTGCCGTCTTCAACCCGGCCAATGTAAATCATCTCAATGCTGCTTTCGTCACACAGCAGCTTGCGGCCTTCAATCTTGTACAGGATATCTGTGTCGCTGAGTTGCAGAACGCGCAGACAAAATGGGTTGGTGGGCAGTGTAAATTGTTTAGAAAATTCAAAAGCGGGTGTGGTTGTGTCGGGCGCAATCGTTGCTCTTGTTGTCAGGCAATTCCAGGGGTGCGAGCGAAACACACTATCGCGGACAAAGTTATAGCGCTGATTGCAAATGCGCGCAGCCTTACTGTCTTCAGTCAGGCTGATGATGTTTGATGCTCCAATTTGGTTTAGAGCGCTGTTACAGATATCAACAACAGATGCCATTTAGATCCCCTTGTGAGAAAAAGGGGCAGCCGAAGCTGCCCCTTCATGGTTAGTCGATGACGTACAGCATCGTGACAGCGACAGTGCCAGTGCCTGCGGCACCGCCCATAGTCACTGTGACGACTTTGCCGTCTTCGTTGGCGTCTACCTCTTCACCGTTCAGCAGTGCAAGCGTGGCAGCAATGTCCACGATTTGTGCTGACGTTGAAGCGGCTGCAGCTTTGTACGCTGCGGCAGATGCAGAAACTGCAGTGCCGGCAGAGTTAGTGTGAGCTGCGAAACCAACAGACAATGTTGTAGACGAACCCATTGCATCGTGAGCCAGCTGGCCTTGCAGGATGCGCGCGCCGTTTGGCAGTGCAAACATCTCAATCACATCACCAGATGCAAGTGAAGATGCTTCGTATGTGCCATATGCAACACGAACATTTCCTGCAAGCTCATTTGCCTGCACGAAGCCGGAAGGGTCGTCCTGAGTCAGCGTGGTGCGCTGAGTGCTATATACAGTAGCCATATCTCATGCCCTCCTTATGCTGATTCGTCACAGTCGATTTGCACGACTTTTTCTTCTTCCATCCGGGTGGCGCCGAAAGTGGCACAGTAATACACCTGGGTAGAATAAGATTTGTCAGAACGCTCATCGATGCGTGACATTACGTCTTTACCGACAGCCAGCTTGATGCCGTCTTCGGCCCAAGCAAAACATGTGCGGATATTGCCAGACTTGCCCAAGCGAGTAGACACATGGAACTGGAAGCCCAGGAATGTGTTTATCTCACCTTGGACGAGAGCCTTAATCGTATTGAAATCAGAGCTGGTGACAGTTGTGCTGTTCAGCAATGCTTCAATCTGGTCAGGCCCGACGGCAATGTGACGCGGGATGGATGGGTCAACAGATGCAAGGTCAAGTGTCTTCTTGGCCTCAATCAGTTTCGCCAGTGTAAGGTCAGCTGAGCCGTTAGCAATCTGATGTGCAGCCAGCATTGTTGTGCTAGTGCCGCCAGACTTGCCTGTCTTAGCTGTTCCTGTTGCTGCTTCGATGATGGCATCGTCCATCGCACGGCCCATTGCAGCAGCAGCTGCACGAGCATATGTGCTAGTCGGATCAATCAACATGCGGACTTTGTCAGCATCATCAATCAGATCTGCCCATTCATACGAATCCATAGTCACCATGCGGCGGCTATGTGGGGTCTCAACCATCGGGGTATCCTGATGGCGAGAGGTGCGCTTCACAGCGGCTGCAGCTCCAACCTGGTCGAAGAAAGCCTTCTCACCAGTAACAGCTTCCTCAGAGACGCCACCACGAAGGATGGAGCCAGTTTGCTGAGAAAGCAGCTGTACGTTGGCGCTAAACTGCTGGGAAAACGCAGTGGTGATTTGAGTGCTCATTGCACCCTCCTTTCACTGAGTTTTGAAAAAGCTCGCTACCCGACGGATGCCGGACGAAAGGTTTTTGCAATTACGGTTGCGCCGACCGGGGCTATGCAGCTTGTCCGGGTTTTTTGCTTGGTGCCGTAGCCTTTTGGGCTTGTGGCTTATCAATAGGCTGTAAGCACCATTGCAAATTCTTTTCTGCGTGTTCGAGCGGGTTTGCGATAATCGCAGCTGAACCTGATTCCAATGTCAGGCGCAGCACCTCAAGCCGGAACTCGCGGTCTGTTTCTGGGTTAGCCACTGGTCATCTCCCTTAGACGCAGAGCTTCATTCACATAAAACTCATGCTCGGGGTGGCGTTGATCCCAATAAGGTGAGCCCTGAGATGTCAGCTCAGATAGTTTTTCCTGGACATCGCCTGGCGTCATTGCGCCAGAGTTTTTGATGCCTTCCAGGCTATCTTCACCAATCTTGGTGTTAATAAACTCACCTATGTTTATCATCATTTTAATTACGTCTGGGTGGTCACCCAGCAGCCGGCCATCAGCCAGCTGTATTTCTGTAATGTCCTGCGCTCCAAACTCGTCAAGCACGGCATTACCGTTGCTCAATCGGTCTTCATAAGCAGAGCCATATTCTTTTTTCAGCTCAAGCTCTGTGTCGAGCCTAGCCTGTGCTGCCTGACCTTCGTCACCCTGGGTCATGTCCCCCAGGAATCCGTTATACCAACCCAGCAGCTTTTGTGCCTGCTGTGGCGATAAGCCAGCTTCATGCGCTGCGCCGCGAAAGCCGTCTAGCATTTCGTCTACAACGACAGCGCCTTCCGGCATCTCGTTGGTCAGCTCATAGCCTTCCGGGCTATCGGGCCGGCCAAGCCGCCTATATACCTCGCCCCAGTCGTCGTCGGTCGCATGTTTGCCAGGAATGGCAACCTTGTCCGCGCCAATCATAGACTGTGCGTTGACGTAGGATTTCGCCAAAGCGCCTACGTCCTGAATGTGTTCTAATGATTTATGCCCCCGGATTTCTTCGGGGATACCTGAGCGCCAATCATCTGGCACAGACTGGGCTACCTCTACGTCAGCAGAGACCTCAGCTACCTGTTCTTCACTCATCTGATGCAATTTCCTCTAATGGTTTACGGTCGCGGAGCATAGATTTTATAAACAACAACACCGTCCGCTGACCTTCTCGGTATGCTGTTTCACAGGGGTCTGTGGAAAAAGTTGAACTATGTTCACAAAATCTCACACCCATGTCCTCAAGAACGCGCTGTCCGTCCTCTGTTGAAAAGACGATTTTGTACAGCTCTATAATTTCTTCAGGCGTCATCGCCGGCAATCTCATCTAATGTTGTTCCGCTATCGTCTAGCGCTCTAACCATAGGTGCGGCGTTGCCGGCAGCCTCAGCTGTCTGCATCAGCTGCATCTGTTCCATCTGTTCTTGTTGTTGCTGCTGGCGCTGGGCTCGTAGCTGCTGAACTTCACGGTCACCGCGTACAGCTGTGGCCGGCACACCCAGGATCTTAATCAGATGCTTGGAGATACCGTCACTATCGACATAGTCCATAATGCCTGGGTCAAGCTGCGACAGCGGGGTCATCAGCTCTAGCAGCCGGGTCATGGACTGGATATCGCCCTGGCGCTGTGCTTTGGCCAATGGGCTCACATATTCGATTGTCAGGTTTTCATTTGCCATAAAGTCTGGCGCCGGCTGGTAGGCCTTCTGACGCGCTAAGATGCTATAGACGCGGGTAATTAGCGGCTGCAGCAGCTCCTGGCTCAGGCGGCCTGTGAGCGGCCCTAACAGACGCATTTTCTCTTCAGTACGCTGGACAACCTCTGTCGCTGTCATCTGTGGCCCCTGGCCCAGAATAAGTTGGTCAACATAGAACGCCGAGCGGATTGCCTGCCGGCGCTGCTCTTCCATGTTCAGACCCAGCGGGTTGTTGGCACCAATGTTGAGCGGTTCAATGCGGTCGCGTGTCCCCGAGCGGTAGAAATTAAGACCGCCTGGGATAGTGCGAACTGGCAGCATAAAGCCGTCGTCCGGCACCAGGAGCGGTGGGTCTACCTGTTTCTGAGCAGCCCTGATCGTGACCTCACTCATTTTGTTTAACATTTTGATATCTGCTAGTGCAGTCATCGCAGGGCTGCGACCATAGCCAATCTCGAAAGATGACTTGGTGTATCGTGGCGCCATGTATGGGAACTCATCGAAGCCTGATTCGGATAGGACTATCTTTTCTTCAGGCTCAATATA